CCACCGTTTGAATAGCGGTTTGGACGGAACGGACGAAATGGATAATTTGGATAAAATGGAAGATAAAACGCGGGTTTATTTCTTGTTCATCAGAACGGACGCGAGCGGTTTGGTGTAGATCGAGCGGCCAAACTCTTTTGAGTTTCGCCAGCCGACCATGTCGTTGAGTTCGATGTCGCCGGCTGCATACGCGGCAGCGGCATCTTTGCCGAGCACTTGTTCCTGAACGTCATAGGGCTGTTCGGCCAGCCAATCGCTGCCGATCGTGCGTCGCGGCCGTGTCACGCCGGTGATCACGGCGATCAGCGTACACCGGCAATTAACGTGCTGCGGGAAAGGCTGTGTGAGCTTGAATATGCGTCCGTCCAGGGCGAGACACGCCGGGCATGTACGCGCCGATTTTGACGAGACCCATTCCCACGCCTCGATCACATCTGAGTTGTCTTCGAAAAACTGTCTGGTCGTTTCACGCCGGACGCGGTTGACCTCGGTCCGGGCGGTTGCCAGTGCCCGTCGGCGTGTAATGTCGCCGGCCGCACGCAGCCGTTTTGCGATCGTGCGAAAATCGGTGCCGGTCGCAGCTGCTCGTGTCACTTCCGAACGTATCGCCTCGGCCACGGCCGGAGCCAGCTTCGTCCGGTAATATTCGATCAGAGGCGAACCGTCGCCCATCATTCCCACAGCATTTTCCACAACCCTCGGCGACAGCAAACTTCCTATCTGCTGACCACCGGCCACTGACCCCTGACCACTGACCAGCCCGATCGTCTCCTGAGCCTGGCTGATGGCCAGCTCGATCGCGGCACGCTGTTCGCGGGAGGTGACCGAGGCGGCACGCATCCCGAAACGCTCGATCTGTATTTTGACCTGGTCAATAAGTGTGTCGAGACGACGCTCGGCCTGAAACCACGACGGCGAGATGACGTCACCGGCATCCTTGGCCGCTTTGATCTTGGCCTGCAGGACGCGGATCTGCAGCTGCAGCTCACGCTCGACATCGGCGTAGGCCGCGAGCAGCTCGGCAAACGCCCGGCGTTCCCGGGAGATTATCCGCTTGCGGTGTTTTTTGAGGTGTTCGTCAAGGGCAGACATTGGTTAGGGCACGTGCGGGTGAACGTCGTCCGCTCCGGTGTAGGACAAAAAGATGCCGATGTCGTTCTGACGTTCGCGGACGTGCTCGCTCTCGTGCCAGATCGTCCGCATAAAATAATCGCGGTACCGCCAGCCCTGGCCTTCCTGGTGCGGTGCGATGATGTACGGCTTTTTCGCCGGGCTTCGCGGCTGGACGCCGATGCACGTGCCGGCCGTCTGGACGCCGTTTACAAATATCGACGGTGCTCCGGGTTCGTTCTCGACGTTTATCGCCATCGGGTCGATCAGGACCACGTCATAATCGCCGATCGAGCGGTAGTTGGCCCAGTGCGGATATTCGCGGTCGTGCCGGCGGATCTGGTTCGAGATCCCCTCGTCGATATCAGCCAGTGCCGTCGCCGGCACCGCCACGGTCGACATCACCCGGGCACCGCCCGGCGTCGTGTACGAGTGCCGGAGATCCGCGTTCGTTTTCGGAATGCCGCAGCCGTCGAGACTGCGCCAGATCTGCTCTTTGACCGCACGTTTACGCGACCAGAAAAACAGCACCACACTGCCGACGGCGATCGCCGCCAAAACGATAATTAGCTGGATGTTCATTTTTGCTCCTCGGCCAGCGGATCCACGACCTCGCCGGCGTTAAATCGGTCGGCCTCAGCCTGGGCTTTTTCGGCCTTGCGTTCCATCATCTTGGCGATGTCCTCCGCACCGTAGCCCGCCTCCATCAGCAGCTGCTCGTCATCGACGCCGAGAGCCTGTTTGGTGATCAGGTTATCGAGCAGCTCTTTTTCGCTCAGCGGTGCCGGCTCTTCCCACTCGGCAAAGAGACGCACGTCCTTGCCCTTATTCTCGATCGTCAGGGCAAAGGCCATCAGATCTTCCCAGACCTGGCCGAACGCCTGCATCCGGTCACGGACCTTGTTGACAAATCGCGTCTCGGCTTTTTGCAGAGCTTCGCCCGAGGGAAACTGCCCGCCGGTCTGCATGAAATAGTAAAGCGGCGTGCCGGTCACGGCAGCCATATCGACCCGAAACGATTCCTTGACCTCGAGAAACTGCTTGAGATCCGCGGCTTCGAAATCGCCAAACTTGGCATTCTCGTTTTCCGTCACCCAGATCCGCTCGGCCCCGGGCACGAACGGCGATTTGGCGTTGCCCTGGTCGTCCAGCTCGACGTCGATGCCGGTGATCCAGCGTTGACGGAACGCGGCAAACTCCATCGCGATCAGCATGTCGAGCACCGATTTGTTCAGTGCGTTCTGGATCGGGATCGCCTCGGTCAGTTCCGATACGCCAAACGCACCGATGTCCGAATTGTTGGCAAAGTGAAACACCGGCACGATGCCGTAGGGATTAGCGACCGCAAACGCCTTGTCGCCCTCGAGCTTTTCCCACTGCGTTTCGTCCGGCAGCGTGTCGCTCTTCTTTTTGGTGACGTACCGCTCGATGCGGTCCGGGAAAAACAGATTGATGCGCAGCTTCTTGTCGGCCGTCTTCCAGAATTTGGCCGCCCACAGTACCTTGCCCGGCGTCTCTTCGTCGTAAAAGACCGTGCAGCTCGCGGCACGCTGCGGATAGATCGTCACCTTTTTGAATGCGTCAACCCAGACCATCGCGTAGGCGTCGCCGTTTCGCAGTGCTTCCTTGTGGATCTCGCCCGAGCGTTTGCCCATGCGGTTCGCCTGCCAGATATTCCACGCCTCGTCGCCGATGCCCTCTTTCGTTCCTTTCTCGACGCCAAAGCTGGTGATCACGAGCTTGTCGCGGACCGCGTCAACGATCGCCGGGCACAGGTTGAGCGAAAATTCGCGAAACATCTTGCCAAACGCGTTGACAAACTTTTCCGTCGCATACGCCAGGTCGTGATCGCCCGAATAGTACTTCGTCGTTTTTTCGTAACGCGTGACGTTGTCCTTGAGTGCCGCGACCGCGATGCCGAGATCCGTCTTGGGTGCCGATGTCTCCGGTAATGGATGTAACTGTGCCATGATTGATATCTGATCAGCCCGCCGCGGGCGAATAACCCTGTCCCAAATCGTCCCTCTGCCTCATACGTGCGGGATAGCCGCCATTTGCGGTTTCGCATGCGTCAGAACGCCAGCAATCGCGAACGGCGTTTGGCGAGCATGTTGACCGCCAGGCTGACCGCGTCGACCTGGTCGTCATGCTTATCGCCCTTCCCGGTGAAGCGGCAGATCTCGTCGAGAAAATCGGCGTTCCAGTTTGCCCGGACGAGGTACACCTTGCCGGCCTCGGCGAGGTCCGCCCAGCCGAGTGCTCGAGTAAATTTGTCGGTATCGACGCGGATCGCTTTGAGCGGCACGCCGCGGACCGCGGGGATCCGCTGCAGTGCCTGGACCAGTGCCTCGCCGTGCAGAGCTTTTTCGACGCCATGCCGCGTGTTCTTTTCCTCGACCATTCGCTTGACGGCGTACCGCAGCTGCTCGGGAAACTCGATCTTCTTGCGGAAACCGCCGTCGATGATCAGGTCGCCCTCCTTGGTGAACGCACAGCGGAACGACGCCGTGTAATCGGCAGATGTTTTGGTCGAGACCGCCAGATCGTAGCCGCGTGCCCATTTCAGCCCGTCCGGTGCACGATCGATAAACTTGTCAGCTCCAAACCAGTCACGTTTGAACAATGCTCCCTCGAGCGGCGTCGGACGCTGCTGGTAGAGTGCGGCAAAACTGTAGGACCCGAGCTTTCGCTGGATCTCAAGCAGCTTGGTCTCGTCATATCGTGCCGGGCACAGAGCGGTGCCCTCTCTGCGGCCCATCGGGTCATCGGCCTCGGCGATCGCCGGCAGATTGACGACCTCCCATTTTTCGCCGCCCTCGTCCATCTCCTTGAGCAGCCGCCCGGCCAGATCGTCATCATGCCAGCGGGTCATCGTCAGCACGATCGCACCGCCGGGCTCGAGCCGTGTATAGAGATCGTCATTGAACCATTCCCAGCACTTGTCGCGATAAACTTCGCTCTCGGCGTCGGCACGGTTTCTGACCGGGTCATCAACCAGGATCAAGTGACCACCGAATCCGGCAATACCGCCGCCGACACCGACCGCACGCAGACCGCCGCCGAGGGAAGTCTCCCACTCTTCGACCGCTTTCCGGTCCATCGACAGGTCGATCCGCTGCTTTGCGATGCGCAGCGTCTTACGCGAGAACCGGTTCGCCAGCTTCTGGTTGTAACAGCCGAGAATGAGGTTGAGCTTCGGATTTTGCTCGAGGCGATACGCGCCGT